TGTGTTTTACATGTCCAACGTTGGTAGGTTGCTGATAACGTCTTCTAGCACCGCTCTGGTTTCGGCGCGAGTGTGCGCGTCATCTTTGAGTGCCTCGATAGACAGTGGCAACTGACCCTGCTTGGTGCCCATACCACGGAACTGATCTTCGAGCTTGGTGCGTATCGCCTCCATCTGGGTATCACCCGTCAGGTTGCACGTCTTGAGCATGTCAATCATCTCCAGCACTTGGTCGAAGACACTGGCAAAGATGCGCTTGGACTTCTCACCCTCGTTCCAGTCGATCTCGCTGTGCAACTTGGTGATAACGGCACGCGTACGGTTGAACACATCACCCATCGCCTTGGTGATCTGCGCCTCGTAATGCTCCTGATATTGTGTTTTCAGGATCTCGGCTTGCTCGTTGCCCATGTCAACCCGAAAGTCACCAGCTTCTGGCACGGGTGAGTAAGTCACACTGAATGCAAACTTACGGCGCAGCTCGTGCACGGGTGCATAGTCGGCATCGTTGAACAGGTCGCCCAACTTGACCTTGGACTGGATGATCTCCCAGTCGTACACATCTAGGAACGCTTGCACCAGAGCGTCGAACTCTTGCTCATAAGCTGTCATCTGCGCTTGGTAGTCGAAGAACATGGCAGTCGGGATCAACCGTTGACCTAGATCTGACCACGGCATCGTGAGTGCGTAGTGGGTGTTGCGTGTGTTACCGATGAACTTCTGCACGGCGTCCAGCTCGGCGCAGTCACCTAGCAACTTCTTACTGACGTTGGCGGTGCCAGACTTGGCATTGTTGTGCAGGGTCACTTGGGCCGACGCGCTCTTGTCCTTCTTGCGTCCCGTCCAGACCGACGCATTGAACTCAACGATCATCGCGCTTGACTGTATCGACGGTGCCGATACCTGCGGTACTGCTGGTAACATGTTTTGTGTATCCATTGTCATATCCTCTTGGGTTGATTGTTAGGGTAATCCCTAACAAAGTTGCTGTTAACATGTTTTAAACATGTCTGAAGTGAAAACTACCACCACAGAACCTTATTATGACATAAATGGAAGGTAATGTCAAGTGATGGAACATCATGGACGTGCTGACACGGATAGAGACGTGTGGGGAACATGATGGAACATATTACGGTGGAATGTACTGGAATGTACTGGAATGTTCTTGACCGCATGGTGGCAAGCATTTGATTAACCTCGAATGTTCCTAATGTTATTTTTTCGACGATTTTGGATGGACTTATGTTTCTCTGGGGGGTTTTGCGTGTAGAAGAGAACATCTCTTACCCCCCTTTGAAATGTCACCAAGCATATTTCCTTAAAAAGAGAACATTATAAAAACTATATATATTTAGTAATTTGACAACTACATCGTGCATTAACCTGCATTTAGATTCCATCGTCATCCACTTAAGGAATGTTCTTTTTGGTACAGAACATTACGGAACATTAGGGAACATTTGAGAACATTACAAAACGCGTTTTAGAACATTAGTTTTGTTAGGGATTCCCCTAACAGACGCATCGTGCCCCGCACCGCTGCTCTAGGAACTGGTATCGTGGAGGTAACACGTTGGCGCATCGCTACTCTAGGAACTGGTATCATCACGTTAAGACGTTGGCGCATCGCTACTCTAGGAACTGGTATCAACCCCGCCGAAGCGGGGAAGGTGGGTTAGTTGGCTTGGGCAGCACAGAAATCGTAAAGTGCTTTGAAAGATGAGAATCGTTTTTGCTTGTAGATAATGGTCATGGGTTTTGCTCCTGATTTGTTAGGGGGAATCCCTAACATTAAAAAGATGCCCCCCTCGCGGGGGGCTTGGGTTTAGCCTTCGATGATTGACCGGATGTCGTCATCGGTCCCGACTAGTGCCATCGTTTGCGCTAGCGAAGTAATCAAGGCGCTCGGGCTATACTCGGGGGTCTCGTCCTTTCGCGCCGTGTTCGCAGCCGTCTTGATTGCAGCGATGATTTTCTCGACCTCGGTTTTGGTCTCGCGCTGTTCTGGTTCGATCTCACCGGCATCGATGGCGCGGCTTAGAAGACCTTTGCGGATATCCTTGATGCGCGACCCGATTTGCTGAGTGACCCAACGCTTGCGCGCTTTATCGTCGTCGGACAATGTCTTGACCTCGACCTTGAACAACGCCTGATCCTTCTGGGCGAAACCCGTCAACACGTTGCCCTTGATGGCCGCGTATTGTTCAGGTGTTGACCAGCTATCGGCGCTATCCTTGCCCTCGGGCGATATCGTATGCGGCGCTCGCATTTCGTTTTTAAACATTGCATCGAGGTGCGCGCCCTTCTTTTTGTCGCCCTCGGTTGTCGCCGTTGAATAGCCCTTGACTGCTGTGAATGCCGCGCTGTTGATTGCTTGTGTGTTCATACCTTATAACTCCTTAGTGGCCGGACGGAATGCCTCGACCTGATAACGTATTATAAGGATCAAGCGCCCAATGTCAAATGATGGTCAATAGTGGAATCTGATGGCCTGTTAGGGAATTCCCTAACATCGCAGAGGGTACCCGCCCCCTATGCCCCGCTGTCAGGTAGCAGGAGTCCCAATTGTTATATATTACTAATCTCCACGAATGTTTTGCTTTTTTCTGAGTTCAAACCCCTTTTTCCACCAGACCCGACCCCCACCCCCTCTATACAGGGAACACCCCCCGGTAGGAGTCCCAACTTAATGTTGCAAAAAATTATTTTTCGTGTACATTTGCGGTAACGGTTAACAACCTGCGTACATCTATGACAGTAGTGCTTCATCCAGAAGTTGGAATACCCCTATCTGTGGACATGTCCTATGCAGATCTCCGCGTTCGTGCGGAAGCGGCCTGCAATACTGCGTTATATTTGTCCGAACACGGCCTAGACATAGCGCCAGACAAGGGTGATAAGACCATAGCAGCAGGTCTAGCCGTGGAATACGCCGAAGACCCTATAAAAACATCTAAGAAAGTGAGCAACCCCAAGGCTGCTAAGATGACCCCTGCCTCATTAGTGCTTACTAACAACATCTTGCAAGAGTTTGGGCAGTCTGTAGCCGAGAGTGCTACCCAGATACGCCACCTTGTAACCAATAAGCTGCTACTAGAGTCAGAGAACCCAGACCCACGGGTAAGAATCCGTGCCCTAGAGCTGTTAGGTAAGATTTCAGACGTTAGTTTATTTGCAGAGAAGTCAGAAGTGACCATAACGCACCAGTCTACGGACGATCTACGTGCCAAGTTGCGTCAAAAGCTAGAGAAGTTAGTCAATCCGCCCGAAGAATTGGGTGCACCCATCATATTTGAGGGAAAAGTTATTGACGTGGACGCAGAATTAGGGTTGACGCCTGAAGAACCCGAGATATACGAAGAGTATGACGATGAGTGAGGTCGCTTTAGACTTTACAGAAGAAGAAATCCAAGTGATGTTGGATAATCTGGACGACTATACCCAAGATGAAGTCCTTGAGATCGACAAACTGGTCAATGAGCTGGATTCCCGCAAGAAAAACAAGTTAGCGTACGACGACCTGATAGAGTTCTGCAAGGCGATGATGCCTGAGTTCATTGTGGGTAAACATCACCGCATATTGGCTGACATGCTGATGGCGATTGAGGGTGGGGACAAGGATAGAGTATGCGTAAACATACCCCCACGTCACGGTAAGTCCCAGTTAGTGTCTATCTTTTACCCAGCGTGGTATTTAGGGCGGAATCCTAATAAAAAAGTCATGATGGTGTCGCATACTACTGATTTAGCTGTAGATTTTGGGCGTAAAGTACGTAATTTAATCGGTGTAGACGCCTATAAAGCGGTGTTTCCTACGGTCGGTTTGGCCTCTGATTCCAAGTCTGCAGGTCGGTGGAACACCAGTGTAGGGGGCGAATACTACGCTTGTGGGGTGGGTTCAGCCCTTGCTGGACGTGGTGCTGACCTGCTTCTAGTGGATGATCCGCACTCTGAGCAAGACGTTATTAACGGTAACTTCTCGGTATTTGAGAAGGCGTATGAGTGGTACACGTTTGGGGCACGTACGCGTTTAATGCCCGGAGGGCGGGTAGCGATTATCCAAACCCGTTGGCACATGGATGACCTGACAGGTCGTGTTGTGCGGGATATGGGAAACAACGAACGTGCTGATGAGTTCGAGGTGATCGAGTTCCCTGCGATCTTAGAGACCTCAGATAAAAAGACAGGTAAGCCTGTACAGAAGCCGTTATGGCCTGAGTTCTTTGATTTGGAAGCACTGCTACGGACTAAGGCTTCTATGCCAGTCTTCCAGTGGAACGCTCAGTATCAGCAGGAACCCACGGCGGAAGAAGCTGCCATCGTTAAGCGTGAGTGGTGGAGTCGCTGGACAAAGGAAGACCCGCCCAACTGCGAGTATATTATCATGTCGTTAGACTCTGCTGCAGAGAAGCACAACCGTGCTGACTTTACGGCCCTGACGACATGGGGAGTCTTCTTTAATGATGAGGCCGAAGCGTACAACATCATCTTACTGAACAGTATTAAGAAGCGGTTGGAGTTTCCCGAGTTGAAAGAGTTGGCGTTGGAAGAATACGCTGACTGGGAACCTGATGCGTTTATCGTGGAGAAGAAAAGTTCTGGTGTGGCGATCTATCAGGAGATGCGCCGTATGGGACTGCCAGTACAAGAGTATACGCCTCATAGAGGATCTGGTGATAAATTAGCACGTTTAAATTCCGTCGCTGATATTGTAGCATCAGGTATAGTATGGATACCTGAAACTCGCTGGGCGGAGGAAGTAATTGAAGAGATTGCTGGATTCCCGTTTATGAGCCATGATGACTTAGTGGATTCGACAGTCATGGCGTTAATGCGTTTTAGACAAGGTGGTTTCATACGCTTACCAACTGATGAACCTGATGACATACGTTATTTCAAACAACGGCGTGGCGGGTATTACTGAGAGCATAAATTATGGCAATTGAAAAAGGTTTGTACGCGGCACCAGAAGGCATTGATGATCTACTCGAAGGCGAGATGATGGACGACGAGCTTGTTGGTGGAGAAGCATTAGAGATCGAGATCGTCGATCCTGAAAGCATTACGCTGTCCGATGGCAGTATGGAAATCACGTTAATCCCTGATGGCAATGAAGCAGACCTTATGGGGTTTGATGCCAACCTTGCTGAAGCGTTAGATGATAGCGAGCTGCAAGGGCTTGCACAGGATTTAGTTGGACTTATCGACGCTGACGTTGATAGTCGAAAAGATTGGGCTGATACGTTTGTCAAAGGACTGGACGTATTAGGGTTCAAGTACGAAGAGCGCACAGACCCGTGGGAAGGTGCCTGCGGGGTTTACTCTACTGTACTGGCCGAAGCCGCGATACGTTTCCAAGCAGAGACGATGAGCGAGACTTTCCCAGCCGCTGGCCCCGTACGTGTAAAGGTACTAGGAGAGGAAACACCCGAGAAAGCCGAAGCTGCTGACAGGGTAAAGGCAGATATGAACTATGAGCTGACTGAGCGCATGGTTGAGTATCGGCCAGAGCATGAACGCCTCTTATACAGCCTAGGACTGGCGGGGTCTGCGTTTAAGAAGGTCTACTATGACCCGAGTTTGGGGCGTCAGGTAGCTATCTATATTCCTGCCGAAGACGTTATCGTGCCCTACGGCGCGTCCCATATTGAGACTGCAGAGCGTGTTACCCACGTCATGCGGAAGACCAAGAACGAGCTGAAGAAGCTACAAGCGATGGGGTTCTACAGAGAGGTAGACCTCGGTGATCCACAGCCGTTCCATACAGACATTGAGAAGAGGAAGGCCGAAGAAGGTGGCTACTCTATTACTGACGATGATCGATATGCGATATACGAGGTACACGCAGATCTTATTATTGAAGGTATCGACGAAGATGAAGACGAGATTGCAAAGCCTTACGTTGTCACGATTGAACGTGGTACGGGTAATGTTCTAGCGATTCGACGTAACTGGAGCGAAGAAGACCCGTTGATGTTGAAGCGTCAGCACTTCGTGCACTACGTCTATGTACCGGGGTTTGGGTTCTACGGCCTTGGCTTGATCCACATTATCGGTGGGTACGCTCGCGCAGGTACCTCGCTGATTCGTCAGTTGGTCGATGCTGGTACGCTGTCTAACCTTCCCGGTGGGTTGAAGTCTCGTGGCTTACGGATTAAGGGTGATGATTCGCCCATCGAGCCGGGTGAATGGAAGGAT